GAGTAAAGGCATGACTGTTAGAATGCTTTTCAATCCGCGCGTGACGATCGGGCGCGACGTCCAGGTGCAAAGCGCAATCCCGATGGCGTGCGGAAAATGGCGGGTCTTCAGCGTGGCGCACAACCTTTCTTGCGTCGCCCCCGGTGGCCCATGGTTCACTATCGCGGACGTCTACAATGCCTGACATCGACGGTTATTACGGTACGCAGAAGCCGACAGCGGGATCGAGCGAATACAACGCGATGATGTTCGTTGTGCGGTCCCTTATGGAGCAGAACAACCACGTCGCATTGGTCAAGGTGGTCAACGTCGACGCGCCGGGCGGGCTCGGATTGGCGGGCACGGTGGATGTGCAACCGCTCGTCAACCAGATCGACGGGCAGGGGCGGCCGGTTCCGCACGCCGTCGTAAACGGTATCCCATATCATCGGCTGCAGGGCGGCAAGAACGGCGTGATCATCGACCCGCAAGTCAACGATATCGGCCTGTGCGTGTTCGCGGATCGCGACACGTCGTCGGCCATGGTGAACAAGGATCAAGCCAACCCCGGCAGCTTGCGGCGCAACAGCATGTCGGATGGCTTCTACTTCGGCGGCGTGTTGAACGCGATCCCCGAACAGTACGTCATGTTCCTTGAAACCGGCATCACGATCGTATCGCCGCACAAGATCACCATGCAAGCGCCTGAGATCGACCTTGTAGCCCCCGTGATCAGCATGCAGGCCGACACGTCGATTACGGCCACGACGCCGATATTCACCATTAACGGCGATCTACATGCGACGGGCAAATCCGACCTCGACGGCGACGTGACGTCACAAGGGCTCGTCGAAGCGCCGAACGTACACGGTACGGTCGACGTTACGTTCGGTGGTAAATCTGGCATCGGACACATCCACACGGGTGGCACAATCAGCGGTAAAACGGGAACCCCTGTATGAAAACTCTCCTACTCGATACGGACGCATGGGACTTGGTGCTCGACATCGGCGGAAATATCGCCGTTGCAAACGAACCGTATGCCCTTGCGCAAGACGTCGCAAGCGCCGTCCGCGTCAACCTGGGCGAACTGTGGTACGACACGACGCAAGGCGTAGCGTACACTGAGCAGATTTTGGGCAAGGTGCCGAACCTGCAGTTCATCAAGTCGCAGGTCGAAACGGCCGCACTGTCCGTCCCCGGCATCGTCAAGGCTAAATGCAGTTTCGCGCAGTTCAGCAACAACGTCTTGACGGGGCAAGTACTCGTGACCGATGCGAACGGTATCGCAAACAACGTCTCTTTTTAAGGAAAAACCATGAGCGGAGAAACCAGCGTCCCGCCGATCAAATTTACGTCGACGGGGCTCGTCCTGCCGGACGACGCTACGATCCGCGCGGGCATCATGGCGGACATGAACGCCGCGTTCGGCGGCAACTTGAATCCGTCGTTGTCGACGCCCCAAGGGCAACTCATGAGCAGCTACGCGGCGATCCTGTCGCAGAAGAACGCGGACTTTGCCTACTTCGTGAATCAGATCGACCCTGCGAACGCGGACGGCCCCATGCAAGACGCGCTCGGGCGCATCTACTTCATGACGCGCAACCCTGCAACGTCGACCGTCGTCCAGGTGTCCTGCCTGGGCAAACAGGGCGTCGTAATCCCGGTCGGTGCGCTCGTGCAAGATGTCAACGGCAACGTGTACGCATGCACGAGCGCCGGAACCATCCCGTCGTCGGGAACGATCACGTTGCCGTTTGCAGCGCTCCAGACCGGCCCGATTGCATGCCCCGCTAATGCGATCACGGGGTCGCCGTACCGCTCTATTCCAGGGTGGGACCGGGCCGTCAACAATACGGACGGCGTGCCGGGAACGCTCGTCGAGAACCGCGTCGACTTCGAATACCGGCGACAGCAATCGGTCGCGGTCAACGCTCGCGGATCACTCCCATCGATATACGCCAACGTCTTCGCAGTGGCGGGCGTCACCGATGCGTATGTTACCGAGAACGTTACCGACAACCCCGTCACGTCCGGTGCGACCAATTACAGCCTGTTGGCGCATTCGATCTATGTCGCGGTCGTCGGCGGCGCGGATGCTGACGTCGCTACGGCAATCTGGCAGAGAAAAGACGGTGGCGCGAACTACAACGGCAATACGACCGTGTCCGTTCAAGACACATCCGGCTATTCGAATCCGATCCCGACGTACAACGTGACGTTTATGCGACCTGCAATAACACCCGTGTATTTCGACGTGATCGTGCAGAATCTCGGGGGTCAAAATAACGGCTCGCTTCAAGCGGCAATCCAAGTTGCGATCATCAGCGCGTTCAACGGCGGCGATGGCGGTCAGCGCGCGCGCATCGGTTCGACCATCTTTGCAAGTAGGTTCTTCGCCGCAATCGCAAGTGTCGGCCCCATTGCAATCCTTTCCGTGACGGTGGGCAAATCTACGACCCCTGTCACGGCATCGGTTACGATGGGTATCGACGAGGCGCCCACGATTGCTGCGTCGAATATTAATGTCATTTTCTCTTGAGGTAACAAATGGTTGACATCGTAACTCGCCAATCGCAACTGACCCAACTTACGCACTCGCGCGTGGATCAGAACTTCATCAACCTCGCGGAAGCTATCGACGCCAATACGGCCGACGTCGCGCAGTTCGGAGAGGACGGGGGCAGTGCCCTAATCGGCAACGGAGGTGAGAGCGTAAAAGCCTCGCTCGACGCCTTGCAACTGGCCGACTACGCCGCCCTGCGCGCCTATGCTGGTCCGCGCCAGAGCGTGTATGTGACTGGCGCCGGCATTGCTGGCATGTTCGTGCGCGACGACATCGATACGGCCAGCGCGGACAACGGCGGCACGATCATCGTGGCGGCAAACGGGAAGCGGTGGAGACGTATGAATGCGGATGTGGCAAAGCCAGCATGGTTTGGGGCCGATAGCACTGGCGTTGTTGACTGTTCGGCAGCGGTTCAGAAGGCTATCGACGCAAGCAACGGGCGTATTGATTTCGGGGCAACCGGGACATACCGAATTTCTGCACCTGTTGGCTTCCCGACCAATATCGTCGCAAGCGACAGAATGATGACGGTTCGAGGCGGCGGCGCAACAATCATCGTTGATAGTGCCGAAGCAATCTTCACGTCAAAAGACAGCTTGTTGACTCCAGAATCGACAAGCAATCTTTACTCAGCAAAAATCAATATCACAGGATTGGCCTTCAAATCGAACGGTAGCAATCCTGGCGTGGTTATCAACGGCGACCGACTTTACAACGTCATGTGCTATAGGAATAGCTTTTATGGCGCCACGTTGACTGTCATCAAATCGTTCAGGGATCACGGCGGCGGCAATGCAAACGGGTATTTGCAGTCCGTGGCATTTGACGGAAACCACTTTGCGCAAGTTGGCCTGATTGCTGATGCAAAACGTGCGTTCAATATTGTTTTCGTCAATAACCAGTGCGAAAGCTGCCTGAAAGGGTTGTACATCGACGGGACTGGTGACCCGGCTGTGAATGTCCTTAGGGTTGAAAACAATCTGTGGGAAGGCGGCGGTGTATTTCTGAAATTGGGCGCAGTTCTTGGGTATAGCATTCACGGGAACTATTTTGAGAGCAATTCTCAAGGTGACGTGCCTACGCTCAAATGCGTCATCCACATGGTTCGCGCGTCGGGAGGGTATAGCTCTGGTGGTTCGATTACCTGTAATAGCGTGCAGGTTGTCTCTGCCTACATAACCGATACTGATTACAGGGACATCAAGTTTGTCGGGAGCACCTCCGCAATTCAGTCGCTTACCGTGGCGCAGCCGGTGGTAAGTGGCAACTGGACGAACTCCTACCAGTTCATCACCGAAGATCAAATATTCAACCAATTTGGCAACGGTACGAAGACGGCGGGCGGGCTTGAGCGGTGGAATAGCCCGAAGCTGCATACTGAGGCCAGGGTATCCTACAGCGTGTCGCGGCGCGCGTTTGATGCCGCAAGTTATTTGTCTGGCGGAGTATTTACTGTGTGCGAGATTTCGACCGCGCAGATTAAGGCACTTGCTGGAATAAATAATCGCCCGATGACGGCTGAGTTGAATCTGTTCTTGCAGCAAAAAACCGCTGGCGGTGTTGTTACTGGCGCATGTGTTGCAAAAATCCTCCTTGTCGTTCAAGGCGCAGAGGGAAGCAACGCATCCAGCGCATCCCCAAATATCTATGTTGGTGGTTCGCTCGTTTCATTCGCAGAGATTCCGTCGGGCAGCGTTTTTGATACAACCTTCAACAGCGCGTTCCAGAAGCACTTCACTAATCCGGCGCTAACAATTACGGCCAATGGGGCAGATAACTACTACATAAAGTTATCTGGTTATGCTGCTCCTACGACAGCGAATTATGGACCTGCAAATCAGATTTTATCCAGCCAAACGCTGGAAATTTTCGGATTGAATAACAGCGGCGCCTTGGCTGGGCAGCTGAGATTAGTATGAGTTTCACATAGCTATTACAGTCAATCGCTTGAATCGCCAGGGATAGTTAATTGAAAATGGCCGACTACAGAACAATTCACACCACCTACGGTCTGCAGCGTATGGCGCAGGCCGAGGTTTCCGGGAGATAGTCGGACATGACCATCACCCTCAACTACAGCGCACCACCCGAATCGGTCGCGAACCTGAAGCGTGGTCAACTCACCTGCAATCCAGTTTAGCCTATGACAACCGCCTATACCGACCCGGACTACTGGCAACCCGGATACAGCGAAGGAGATGCCGGCACGTCGCCGTTCTCCCCGCTCGACACCGTCGCCAGCCAATACCGCAACAGCCCAACGTT